GCCCGTGCTGGACGCCGCGCCTTGGTCGCCCGTGCTGGACGCCGCGCCTCGGTCGCCCGTGCTGGACGCCGCGCCTCGGTTGCCCGTGCTGGACGCCGCGCCTTGGTCGCCCGTGCTGGACGCCGCGCCTTGGGTGCCGGTTGCAGTTTCGCCTTCCGGCTTGCTGCGATCCATCACGAACTTGACGGCATCCCGCACTAGTTCGCTGATACTGATTTCCTTACCAACCGTCAGGATTTGCGCGGCAACCTTGCTGTCATCGTTATGGCGGGCCAAGTCGCCGTCAAGTTCCACCACGCAGAAGCGCGATATCCCCGGAGCGTAGTAGCCGAACACCTCAAGCGGGTGGCCTTCAATTGCGTGAAACCCGGCTTTGCAGGCTTCAACCTTGCCTTTGTGCGTGTACGTCTTACCGATTTCAAACTGGAAACCACGGCATTGAAGGTTCTTGTCGAAACCTTTGTAGGCGGTCATCTTGGCTCTCCCTGTAGCGTTTCTATGGGCAAACACTATGCGCAAATATTTTGGCAGTCAATGCAAATCTTTTGCTTGCGTCAGGATTGCAGGCATGTATTGTGGGCGCATGAAAACAGCATCCGACATCATCACATTCTTGGGCGGGCGCCAAGCTGTCGCTGATCTGGTCAGCGTCAAGCTCAACGCCGTCCGCATGGCCGAAGCTGGGGGCAAGCTGCCCGCCGCCTGGTACAACATGCTCGAAAACCACGCAGGGCGGCCACTGCCCCGCGATTGCTTCACGTTCAAAGGTGCAGCGTGACCATTTCCCACACCGCGCGGGGCGGTTTGTCCTCCCACAACCCCGCCACCTGTGGGGGCTTGAGTGCAAGCTCGCCCCCATTTTTCCATTCGGCATGGGGCCGGATCGGTGACGCAATGCGCGCCGCAATCTACCGCAACAGCGGTTTTGTATTGGACCCCAGAACACCCTCGGCGCGGACAGGCGCTAACCGGAAAACGCCGGGGGCAACCCATTCCCGCATGAGCGGGCGTCCGAGCGGCACGGAATGCCTGCGTCTGATCAAAGCGCCCCCGGTTATCCCCAATGTGCCGGGGGCAAATTCCATTGCCTGCGTGATCGGCGGACCCTCCCCCGCCTGAAGCTGTGACGCGGGGCACAGGATCACGCACCCCGCACCTTCAAAACCCAGAGGAGAGAAACGATGACCGACCTAACGAAGATTGAGACGCCGCAAGCGATCAGCACCGTGTCGCCCATGGTGGCGATGATCGAGCGGCTTGTGCTCGACCCCAACGTTCCAATGGACAAGCTGGAGCGCATGTTGGCGATGCAAGAGCGCATCGTCGCGGAAAGCGCGAAGGCGGCGTTTGCGGCGGCGTTTGCGGCTGCATCGGCGCAGTTCCCGAGTATCCCTTTGAACGGCAAGGGCGACAAGAATAAGCCGTATGCGCTGTTGAAGGACATCATGGGCATGACCCGGCCAGTGCTTTCGCGGCATGGGCTGGCGTTGTCGTTTTCCGTCAATTCGGAAGGGGCTGCGGTTCGCGTCACGGCTGAACTGATGCACGTTGACGGCCACACCAAGACGACAAGCATTGAACTGCCCAAGGATCAATCTGGCAGCAAGAACGCCGTCCAGGCTGTCGGATCTTCGCAGACCTACGGCCAGCGGTACACGGCGCAAGCAATTCTTGGCCTGTCTTTGGGTGACGACACCGAAGATGACGGGCGGGCGGCAGGCGCAAGCGCAACGATCAGCGCGGATGAGTTCTTTGAACTGCGCAACCTGATCGACGAGGCTGGGGCCGACGAGGCAAAGTTCTGCGGATACCTCAAGGTCAAGGACTTGGAACTGCTGCCCAAGGCGATGTTTGCACAGGCGGTTTCTGCCCTTCGCAGCAAGATCAAAGCAAAGAAGGTGATGTGATGGAACAGCGTTCACCGGAATGGTTTGCGGCGCGGCTGGGCAAGGTGACTGCCAGCCGGGTTGCCGACATCATGGCAAAGACCAAGAGCGGGCCGAGTGCCGGCCGTGCCAACTATCTTGCGGAACTGATCTGCGAACGCCTGACCGGGCAACAGGCCGATCGGTTTAGCAATGCCGCGATGGAATGGGGCACTGTCACCGAGCCGCATGCGCGGGCGGCGTATGAGTTCCTGACCGATGCGGCGGTTGTGGAAACCGGGCTGGTGGATCACCCGTCAATTCCGATGTTTGGTGCCAGCCCTGACGGGTTGGTTGGTGATGACGGGCTGATTGAAATCAAGTGCCCAAACACCGCCACCCACATTGAAACGCTGCTGTCTGAGGCAGTTCCCTACAAATACGTCACCCAGATGCAAGTTCAAATGCTTTGCACTGGGCGGGCGTGGTGCGACTTCGTTTCGTTCGACCCCCGCCTGCCGCCTGACCTGCAAATTTGGATCAAGCGCGTTCCGGCTGACGCTGAATATCAGGCCGAAATTACCACCGAAGTCACGAAATTCTTGGGCGATCTGGACGGCAAGATTGCTGCCCTGTCGGTCCGCTATATGGAGCAAGCCGCATGAAGATGATCTGCATATCGGGCAACATTGGCAAGGATGCCGTGACCCGCACCGCTGGGGATACCACCGTCACCGGGTGGAGCGTTGCCGTTGAGCATCGGCAGAGCCAAGACAAGTCAACCATCTGGTTTGATTGCAACCTTTGGGGCAAGCGCGGCGACACACTGGCCCAATACCTGACCAAGGGCAGCAAGGTGACTGTCGCTGGAGATTTCGCCACTCGTGAACATGAGGGCAAGACCTACCTGACGATCCGGGTGGATCAGGTGACGCCGGGCGGCGGCGGGCAGGAACGCGGGCAGGACCGTGGCGACGACCGCGGCTATCAGGCGCCGGACAAGAATGCGCCACCGTCACGGGGCAACGCGATGGATGACGAGATTCCGTTCGCCCCATCGGTGCTTTGATGATCCGGTGCCGCTGGAATGGTGAAGCCCTTGCACCTGTCGGCCAATACGGCTTGGCAGCGGCGCGGGAAATCATGCAACCCGGCGACACCGTTGTTGTCGAGGTTGACCATCCACGCAGCCCCGCGACCCACAAACATCAGTTTGCGGAAATCGCGGATGCGTGGCGGCACTTGCCCGAGGCGTTGCAACATATGCCTTGGGCGGCAAACCCGGACACCCTGCGCAAGCACGGGCTAATCGTCACCGGCTTTCGCAATGTCGAGACGGTGGACGCTGGAAGCAAGGCCGCAGCAGAGCGCGTGGCAGCCATTCTAAGCCGCCATGCCATCGCGGCGCACGGTTACGCCATCACGCAAGCCCGTGGCCCTGTGGTGACGTGCTGGACGCCGCAAAGCCAATCCATGCGCGCAATGGGGGCCAAGGAATTTCAACGCAGCAAAGAAGCGGTCCTGAACTGGATCGCACAACAAATCGGCGTGACGCCGGAACAACTCAGGAGCAATGCAGCATGACTACCTTGAACGTTACAGCCGAGGAACTGCGCCAATTCATCGAGCGCATTGAGCAGATGAATGCTGAAATCAGCGACATCAGCGAAGCCCGCAAAGAGGTGTTCGCCGAAGCCAAGGGCCGGGGCTATGACACCAAAGTCATCCGCAAGCTGATCGGCATTCGCAAGCGCCGCGCCGATGATTTGGCCGAAGAAGAAGCCATCCTGGACATGTACAAGTCGGCGCTGGGGATGTGATGGGCAACCTTGCAAACCGCCCACCGATGGGCCAGAAAAGCCCACCCACCGTGTCAAATGCCCTGCGTGAAAGCGCGCGGGGCGAGACATGCACCTTGCGCCTTGGGTGCTGCAACAGCAATCCGGAAACCGTTGTATTGTCCCATCTGCGCTTTTTCGGATGGGCCGGGATATCGCAAAAGCCGGATGACATGCTTGCCGTTTTTGCGTGTTCATCCTGCCATGACGCGATTGACCGTCGCAGCGTCTATCCTTGGGAGTTCGAGGATCTGTTGCGCGCCTTGGGCGAGACGCTCATGCGGCAGAAGGCGAAAGGGCTGGTGAGTGCCCTATGAGCATTGTTGCAACCTTTGCCAAGCCGCTAACGCGCCTCATGGCTATCGTAAACCCGGCCCGTACAGCGCCCAAGCCAAACCCGGCTATCTCTGGGCCTGCGATGAATGCAACCTCTTGGCTGAAGCCCGATGGCGTACTGCTACAGGTCAGAGCGCACCGAATACACAACCGCGACCCAAAGGCGGCGGCGATCTACCTGCGAAAGCACCAGATCCTAGACAGGGGGCGTTGTTCTAAATGAGAGCCGCCAAGGTTGACGCCAATCAATCGGAAATCGTCGCCGCCCTGCGTGGTGTCGGCGCAACCGTCCAGCCGCTGCATACGGTTGGCAAAGGCTGCCCCGATCTGGCGGTTGGGTGGAGGGGTCAGACGTTCCTGATCGAGGTCAAGGACGGCGCAAAGCCACCATCGGCGCGCAAGCTGACCGAGGATCAGGTTGAATGGCACGGGGGATGGAAGGGCCAGGTTGCAGTTGTGAACTCGGTTGACGAGGCGCTTGTCGCTATCGGCGCGAAGGTGGCACCGTGAATACCATTGTCACAGTCAACGCCATTTTGCGGGCGCACTTTGATCAGGGCCAGTCCTACAGCGTCATAGGCAAGGCCAGGGGCATGAGCCGCAACACGGTGGCCGGGATCATCAACCGCAACCGCAACGCCGATCACGTCGCGCCGCGTGGCCCATTCGGAGCACGGCTGGGTGATCGCGGCACGGCATTCGGGGGTGAAAAGCCTTGAATCTTAAAATGAATCAGCCTAAAATGAACGGGCCAAACCGGGGTTGCCGCCCCGATCTGGCCCTTGAACACGGCAAACCTCTCAGAAAGGTCCGCGACATGCCCAATTGCAGGCATAATCCAGATTTCTGCACTAAAATCAAGGTGGCGCAAAGCAAGAATATGGGGAAAACCCCATGAATGGCCTGCCATACTACAAGGCATACCCACGCGACTTCTTCGAGGCAACCGTTGGTTGGGACTTCGAATTGAAGGGCGCGTATCGGATGCTTTTGGACCTGATCTACATGCACGGCGGGACGCTGGCGGATGATGCGCGGTTCATATCTGGGCACCTCGGATGCAGCGTGAAGCGGTGGAATCTGACGCGCGCCGCCCTGATGGGCAAGGGCAAGATTTATGTGATCGGAAATTCTTTGGCAAATCTTCGGGCCGATAAAGAGCTGGAGATGTTGAGAAGATTTCAAGATAAACAGTCGGAAAACGCTAGTGTACCTAGGAAAATCAATGGCTTAGGCGAAGCCATGGCTAAGCCAAAACCTAGCCATACAGAACCAGAACCAGAAGTAAGAAAGAGAGAAGGTAAACCTTCTCTTGCGCTTGTGCCGAAAGCAGCCCGTTTCGATGAATTTTGGGCGGCCTATCCGCATCGCGGCGGCGCCAAGCGTGGCCGTAAGCCAGCCGAGGCCAAGTACCTCGCAGCGGTCAAGGCTGGGGCTTCTGAGCAAGACATCATTGACGGGGCCAAGCGCGCGGCAATGGACAGGCAAGTGCGGGCCGGGTTCGCCCGCGACCCAACGACATGGCTGAACCAAGACGGATGGAATGATGAAATAGACGTATCAAGGGAAAATCAGAATGGCACGGGAACTCACAACGGCGCAGGCACTCGACCCGGCCCACATAATGCGCTCATGGCCGGATTTGCTATGGCAGCCGATAGGCTCAAGAACTGAGCGCGACGTGATCGAGGCCAATGCCGCTGCGCTATCACAGCCAGCTTCTGGGCAATGGCTGATGGCACGGGTTGCTGCATTGCTGATGGATTACTACGCCGCCGATGTTCCCGCTTCTATCGTCAGCATGGCCGCAGAGGATTGGGCCGATGAACTGGCCGAGTTTCCGCAATGGGCCGTGACTGACGCGGTTCGCTGGTGGAAAGGCGAAAGCAACCCGGATCGGCGCAAGAAACCGCTGGCCGGTGACATAGCTGCGCGGGCCAGGCTGGCAATGGGTCCGGTCATCGTCGCTCGATTGGCTGTGACGCGGTTCGACAACGGCAAGATGCCTTGGCAGCCTGCCGAGGTGCCGCCCCGTAAGCCGCAAGACGCAGCAGAACGGCAACGCATAGCCGCAGAGGTTTTGGCCGCTGCAAGCTTTACCCCAAAACGCATGGACACTGCACAATGACAAAAGCGAAATTAATCAACGAAGCCCTGTTTGCGCAAATGTGGCAGGCAGGGGAACAGCCCAAGGCCATCGCCCTAGCTGTCGGACTGCATCGCTCATGCATCGCCAATCGCGCGGCAAAGATGGGCATCGCACGGCCCGAGCCGGAAGGAACGCTGGGGCCGCGCGCCAAGCACACGGACCGGGAACAGTTCACGAAAATGTGGATCGCAGGCGTTAGCATGGGGAAAATTTCTGCCGTGTTCAACATCGGCGAGAACGCCATCCGCGCAAGGGTGGACGCTTTCGGTCTTGAACGGCGCGCGGTCGGCGGCCAGCGACAAATGATCAAGGGCGTCAGTACAAATTCGAAGCCAAAAGCAGATCCCGCGCCCGCGCCAGAACCGGCATACCGCCCCGGACTGTCGGACGCGATCAAGCGGGCCTTGGCGGCCAAAAACCCGATCAAGCGCCTCGGTGATGTGTCCACCATGTACGGCATGAAATACCGCGAAGTGCTGGAAATGGCCGGGGTGCAAGCATGAGCCACGGCGAAACGACCAAAGCCGACTGGCAGAACATCGTCACCATACGGCCGGGACCCGTGCTGCACGTCTGGCGCAACGGGGCGGAGTTCTGCGCCGTGCCCCTGACGCACCGAGCCGCATTGAACATCATCGGCAGCCTGACTGCAGCCATGCAAGTGTCGGATGCGCCAAAGGTCAAGCCGCTTGAGTGGAAACAATACGAAGGGAACATCTTTTGCGCCAAAACGCCTTGGGGCTGTTATTTTGCGCAATGGGATGACGAGATTGGCGCGTTCTTTGCCAGCCTCGAACTTGGCGATCATGAAGATCCGATCATTATCCAGCCGCAAGACGTTGCGTCCATGTCGGAAGCCCAAGCTGCAGCCCAAGCCGACTATGAATCGCGCATCCTTTCAGCTTTGGTGCAACCATGACCCACAGCGCCCGCCAGAGCGCACAGGAGGGGCCACACAGCCCCGCGCCGATACATCCGGCCACCCAAGGGCAACTTGACGCTGTAGCGCCCGCGTTTTGGCCTGTTGTGGCGGAATTGGGTTATCGCGGCATCTTCGTGCAGTTGGGCGCAATACGCAGCCGCCAGACCTGCCCCGAGTGCAGCCCGACACGGCGCAAATCAACGCAGCGTTGCCTGCGTGTCGAACTAACCAGCCCGACAACGGCAAGGGTCAAATGCAAGCATTGTCCATATTGCGAAAGGATCACAGCATGAGCGAATGGCAACCAATCGAGACAGCACCAATCGTCGGGACGATCCTCCTCGCATCGTGGTCCGAGGCGCAATCGAGGTACATCATCCGCGCGGGGTTCTGGGAGGACTTCGACGGCGGCGCATGGTGGCCCTACACCATCACAAACCCAACGCACTGGATGCCAATTCCCGCACCGCCGGAAAAACCGATGAAGCCATGACGTTGCAAAAACGCGCAAACCTGATAAAGTGCGACCCAGCGACCGGGCCGCATTGCCCGCGATGAAAGTGATCAGCATGCCGGAAGACCAAAAATTTCCGAACTATAAAACCGTTCAGGTCTCAGCGCTGATCCCATATGCCCGCAACAGCCGGACGCACTCTCCGCAACAGGTAGACAAGATTGCCGCCAGCATCCGAGAATTCGGATTTCTGAACCCCATCATCGCGGATGGTGAGAACGGAATCATCGCAGGCCACGGACGCGTCATGGCAGCCCAAAAGCTGGGGCTTAAGGAACTTCCCGTCATCGAGGCTGCTCATCTCACCGAGGCCCAGCGCCGCGCCTATGTGCTGGCAGACAACCGCCTGGCCCTAGATGCTGGCTGGGACAACGACCTGCTTAAGATCGAATTGCAGGATCTGCAGGCCGAGGGCTTTGATCTGAGCCTGACGGGTTTTGATGTTGGCGAGATTGGCGACCTGTTGGCAGAGCCGACCGTCGGCCTGACCGACGAAGATGCCGTACCGGATGTGCCTGCGGTGCCCGTGACGGTCGAGGGGGACGTTTGGCTGCTGGGGCGACATCGGCTGATGTGCGGGGATAGCACCAGCATCGATGCGGTTGAGCGCTTGTTAGCTGGAGCCGCGATAGACCTTGTCCATACCGACCCGCCTTACGGGATAAATGAAAAGGGAATGCGCGCCGACCGTGGTGGTCTCACCACAAACTCAAAGCTACCTGACTTCAACGACACAAACACGGATGCAGCCCGAGACGCCTTTAACCTTTGCGAAGGTATGGGAATAAAGCGCCAGGTTTGGTGGGGCGCAAATTACTACGCGCACGCACTGCCAGAAACGGCAAATTGGTTCGTTTGGGACAAGCGCGTAGACGATAAGTACAAAGACACGCAATCCGACTGCGAACTGGCTTGGGTCAAGTCGAAGTGGTCAAGCGTTAGAATTTTTCGTCACGTTTGGAAAGGCATGATAAAAGACTCTGAAAAAGGGCAGAAGCGGGTTCATGCAACTCAAAAGCCTGTCGCGTTGGCTGAGTGGGTCTTTGATTACTACAGAGACGTTAAAACAGTGCTCGACCTGTTTGGCGGTAGCGGCAGCACGCTGATTGCGGCTGAGCGGTCTCAAAAGCAATCGTTCCTCATGGAGATGATGCCGCAGTATTGCGATGTCATCATCAAGCGATGGCAGGACTACACCGGCCAGGCAGCAACGCTTGAAGGATCGGGAGAGACGTTTAACGCGCTGGCAGCGAAGAGGATTGCAGCATGAGCCGCCGTCCGCACGCCCCCACAAAGGAAAGCCGTCAGATTGTGCAGTTGCACGCCACCATCGGCACGACGCAGGCTGTCATCGCCGATATCCTTGGCATCGATGGCAAGACCCTGACCAAATACTACCGCGAGGAACTGGACCAAGCCCTGGCCCGCGCCAACGCATCGGTTGGCGGTGCGCTGTTCAACAAGGCCAAGGGTGGCGACACAGCCGCCATGATCTTCTGGATGAAAACGCGCGCCGGATGGCGTGAGAAGCACGAGATTGAACACAGCGGCCCCGACGGCGGATCAATCCCAATCGAAATCAAGCGAACCATCATTGATCCGAAGGCATGAACTTAACCATCAACACGCCACGCTGGGCGCTTCCGATCCTGCAACGCGAGGGCGCCCGCTACATCGGAGCATTCGGAGGGCGTGGATCTGGGAAAAGTACGTTCTTCGCGGAATGGATCGTCGAACGTTGCGTG